CTAGGTAAATAAGGAGGTCCAGTGACGGTGAGAGGTGTATGTGCTCTTCAATGTGGTTCGAGCACTGCTGGCAAACCAATATCAAGGTCAGCGACACTAAACTCGCCAACGCTGGACTGTCAAGGAAAGAGATGGCTAACTCGATTCATCCCACCTGTTGATTTATTCAATCCGTATGTGTATAAGAACTGCATTTGCAATGAATGGGTAGCTATCAAAGGACGTGTGCTTGGAGTGGTACCGAGACCAACCATAATGGGTCTCACGCGTCTAAAAGCACGGCTCGCAGCGATTGCGCGGACATTTCCAAAAACATCAGAAATGAGTGCTGAAAAGTTCGTAGAACATTTTCGTGGTAAGAAAAGGACTAGATATGAAAACGCAGCAAAAACCCTGCGAAACATGCCTGTCAGAAAATCCGATTCTTTTGTGTCTGCATTTATCAAGGCTGAGAAAGCAAATCCTCATGCTAAGAAGTGTCCAGATCCTCGAGTTATTCAGGGTAGAAGTCCTAGATACAATGTTGCTTTGGGTCGCTATTTGAGACCTATTGAACATCATGTCTACAGATTGAAACATCAAGGACTACCTGTAATGGGAAAGGGACTGTCACCTCCTCAAAGAGCGGAGTTGCTAGTTCAAAAGTGGAATCGATTTGACCGACCAGTTTGTATATCTATTGATGCCAGTCGATTTGATCAACATGTGGATCAGAAAGTACTACAGATGGAACATGATTTTTACCTTAAATCAAATACTTCATCCGAATTTGCTGAGTTGCTTAGTTGGCAACTAAGAAATGTTGGATTTACTCGAGAAGGGGTGAGGTACACGGTTAAGGGAAGAAGAATGAGTGGTGATATGAACACTGCTGTAGGAAATTGCATATTAATGTTCGCAATGTGCGTTGAATCTTTCGACATTTGTGGTATCAAGAAGTATGAATTGTTGGTTGATGGTGATGACACCTTGTGTCTTATTGAACAAAGTGATGAAGGAAAGTTTGAGCAATTTGTTGATTCATTCCTGAACTTTGGACATGAGATTAAACTTGAGGGAAGATCAACTGAATTAGAGGGAATCATTTGGTGCCAGAGCAGATTTCTGTTTGTTGATGGCGTCCCTGGTTTTGCCAGAAACTGGGAGAAAGTGATCCCTACTTTGTGTGCTGGAACACGACACTGGAATGATCCTAGAATACAGAAAAACATGATGTATACGGTGGGTCAAGCATTGATGATCGACAACGTTGGAGTACCAATTTTTGGTGCTTTTGGGAAAAGTCTTTGCAGATGGTCAGATCAGCGCATTAAAGATTGGAAGGATTTTGATGATGGTTGGCATTGGGATGTTAAGCAGCGACACGGTTTGTACTTTATTGCAGAATATCAGCAACCCAGTATTGAAACCAGGCTTAGCTTTTACAAATCATTTGGTGTATCCGTTCAAGATC